GCTTAGAAGTGTTCCCTCGAACACTTGCTTAGCGGTGTGATCGGCCGATATTTGACCTTGCTGGTACATTTCCCAGCAATGATCCAATACGTCTTGTGTCAACCGCACCTTAACTCCCTCGCTCTTGTGGGCGATAGCTGCTTGCCAGCCGAGCCAGCAGATTTGCGCTTCGGTCGATGGGTAGTCATCGACCATCAGTGGGCCGGTATAGTTGTCAGCCCAATATTTCTCAAACGCCTCTCGGCTATCGCTAAGTTCTTTGCTCATGATTGTTCCTTTTCCGGGTGTGGGACTGGTTCCGAGATGCCGCAGTCCATCGGGGCCCATCCCGACGTCCACCCATCCTCTAGCTGACCATTGCGGCGTGTGTGAGGACCCATAGCAGACCGATATACGTAGAGCCCTCCCTGCTCATCGAGCCCGTACAGGTCTCCGTCTTCCCCTCCCATAGCTTGTATCTGAATGATTTTCATCCCAACTCCTTCTCAGCCTTAATAGCTGCGCGCATCGATTCCAACTTGCCCCATGTGCTATTTGGCTTATCTGGGCATGGATACGTGTTCTTGGCGATAATCGCTTCGGCTTCCTCAAGCGCTGCTAGCAGTGCTGCATGTGATGCAGAGAGACGCCGCAATTTGTCAAACTTCCTGTTGATATACTCGGTAAGTACCTGCGCCTCTTCTCGATTCTCTCCAAGACGCAGTCAATCGAACCCATTTCCTTTGATGGTTGGCCGTTCGTCAGCGCTGTAGTGGCGAACCACGAAATCTTCCATCATGCACCTCCCTTAGACGCCGACTGGGTGAGCACCTCATCGGTCTGCTCGCTCGCCTTCGGATGCAAATGCGCAGGCTTGTGCAGCTCGACCGATTCGTATGCTGCCAATGTTGACCAAAGCTTTCCCATACCATATACGGTGACACCGTCGAGCCGCACGTGATTCATATCAATCACATCATGCGCGGCTGCTATGAATGCTTCTAGCTCTTTGGTTTTCATTTCTTGCTCCTTACGATGTCGTCAGCCCAGTGTGGGAAATGTGGCTCACCGCCCGCGCGCATCTGTGCGTGGTATTCATCAAGCATGATCTGAGCTGTACGTTCAATTGAAGGATCGGGCTTCGGCTCTGAACGCAAACATCGCTCATCAGCACCGCGGATGAATACACACAAGAAGGTAACAAGCAGCGAGACTAGTCCGAAAATGTATATCCATCCGATCATGGCGAACTCCGGTTATGTGGCGGATGATTCAATGCACTTGAGGTCTTGCAGGCGACTGTTGATCGGCGTCACGCGTCTCTTGAATTCCAAGGTCAACTCTGCTTTTTTGCGCTTCAGCGCCTGCGTCTCGATAGCGATTGGGTTTAACTCGCCAGGAACCTCAAAGGTTAGTTCGTGCTCGCATACGAACACCCAGCCGATACAAGTCATGTCTTGGTAAGTGGCGAATTTGTATTCGAGCAGCTTCGTGTAATCGTCTACGGCGGCGTGGATAAAACCCTTCTGCGTGATGGTTGGCATGCCTATCTCCAGCGAAGAAAAAGAGGCGCCGGGGATGCGCGCCCAACGGGGTTGGTTATGCGCCTAGCAATTCTTCGCGGCGCTGGTGGTAACGCTCGGTCGCTTCTTCGCGGTCGGCTTCGGGCAATTCGCTGATCAGGGTGGCGTCGGCGTCGAGTGCGTCGATGTCCATGCGGCTGTTCATGGTGTCGATGAGGTGCTTGGTACCGACGCTGAGTGCGGCAGGTTGGGGCTCGACGGGCGGTTGGGCGCTCGTCACACCGCCGCGCAACTCTTTCGCGCGTTCAGCATAAGCATCACTAGCTGCCTGCACGTCGCTCTCGGAGGTGAGCTTCATTGCCATCACCTTCGCCGCGTTCATCGCGTTGCGACCAGTAGCGGCCTTGATTGCCTTGAGCACGTCATCGAGCGTTACGACCGTGAGTGGCAATATCGTATGCGTCGCTTTCTTGCCCTTCGTAGAATTCAGCGACAGCGATATTTCGCGCTCGATATTGCTCAAATGGCTGATGCGAATTCCACCCACGACCATCCCGCCGAACTTCACAGCATGATCGTTGTAAAGCGTCATGGACTTGCCGATCCACTCGCGCCCGTCCTCACCCCACGCGAAAATCAGCAACTTGCGCATGGTCTTTCCAGGCTTGAACGGACGCCCCTGATCATCCTTGTAGTGCAGGATCACGGGCTGTTCATCATTGCCCATGCGCACGTCTGTAACGGTGATCGTCATATCGCCGTCAAGCAGTTGATCGGCGTTTAGTTGATCCGACTTCGGTACGATCGTACTGCGAAGATTTGTGATATCAGACGTAGCCAATTTCAACCTCCTGAGATTTGAATGCGTACGGCGGCAGGTCTATCGTGGTGGTGCTGTCCGCATAGCCAGGCCATACATTAGTGCGCAGGCATTCCTCGTAGATGTCCAACAGGCGGTGGACTTCGAGAAATCCTTCCTCGCGGCTCTCATTGCCTAGTTCATACGATGCCGCGGCATATGGCCATTCGGACTCGACGGCGATAAAAATGAATTTCTCGACAGAAACATTTGCCGCTACACCATAGCCGCCAGAGTAAAAGGCATCCTGCCGGTGATAGTTCTTGCGTGCTGCGACTCTCGCAAATTCTGCTTTCGATGCGTCGCCACAGGTTTTCACATCGAGCAGCACGACTGAGCTTTTGCTGAGCGGACGCACGAAGTCAGGACGGCACCTGCATTTCACGTTGGTGATTGAATCGGTCCAGTAGCCCGACACCTCGGCGCGACCGCGCGACAGAAACTCACGAATCTCCGGCAAAGCGCGCACGCTCTCAGCCTGCCGCATCGCCACTTCGTACTGACCGAGCGCAATCGGCAACTTCTGTTGGTTCTCAGTGGCCCACGCAGACCACCATTCCATAGCCGCGATACTGTCATCGGACGGCTTCTTTGCATTCCACTGGGCTTCGGTGGGCTTGCGTGGCGCATTCTTCGGCGGTACTGCGTACCGCTTGCCAAACTCTTCCGGCTCAAGAATCGCGCAGTGCGCAAGGTGGCCCTCAAGTTGCCCGGGCTTAGCGACACGAGCGGGCGCATCGGGCGACTGCCACGCATGGAAGATTGCTGGCGCCTTGTCGATCAGGTCGAGGCCTGTCTTCGAGATGCTGTCGCGATCGGCATGGTATTTCTCGATGGAGAGGTCGTAGACGACCCTACCGGGGAACATGGAGTCATTCATTTATGGGCATCCCAACTCTGGTCATCGTCGTAATCGTTTCGCGCGGCGAAGCCTTCGATATATGCCGCGTTCTGGCCCGTGCGCTTTTCCTGCTTCTTTGCCTTGCACGACTTCGAGCAGAACAAGCCCCAGCCGCGCTTAACATCTGCTTCACGCGCTTGGAAAGGGTCTCGACACCATGCACATTTACGGCTCACCATCTTCGGCGCCCCATAGTGCTTTTGTGCGTTCATAACAGCACCACCAGATAAGCCGAAACAATCGCCAGAAGAGTAGCCAGCACCATCCCGCAGACCGGGTGTGCGCGATCCCATGCGACGAAGCGGCGAAAGGTTGAGCGCAGGAAGCTGCGAGCACGATATAGCGCGCCCGAGCGGATGCGTTTAAGGTCGACGTTTGGAGAGAGGTTCATTCGTCATCTCCGAGGATTGCATCGATAGCTCTGTGAGCGTCGCCGCCCTGGTCGATCGCGGCCAAACCAGCGGACACAAGCTCAGGCGGATAGCCATAGAGGCCATGCGCTTGCTCGATGCGCAAACAGGCGTCGGTGTCGCCGCGCACCATCGCTTCGGCGTAAGCTTTGGATTCGCTCACGCTGCACCTCGCTCGGCAGCCTTCTCAGCCGCAGTCATCAGCTCATCTGCCTTGTTGTCGGCCATCTTGCCGAATGCAGTCGCCAGCAGTGTGCGCACAGCAAAGCCGAGACGCGCATCGCGATTCGCTTCGTCGCCGGCCCATGCGCAGCTCAGAATCGTGCCCTCAGCTTGCGCGAAGTATTCGACAGCGCATTGCATGTCGAGGCCGGTTGGAGCTGCACAGAGGCGCTCGTATTCAGTGCGAGCGAGCTTCTCGTGCTCAGCGTTGTATGCCTCAATCTGGCCCAGCAAGCGCGTGTAATGCGATGCAGCTTGCTCGTGGCGCGCTTCTGCTATGGATTCGGTACGGGCTAAGTTCATGGATACCTCTGAGAGTGGTGCGGCGTCCCACCGCTGCGGCGTATGGAGCGGCCGTCGCTTAACGCTATTCGGCGTCGATCATCCGCGACAGCAGTTCATGCGCGGAGGCTTGGAGGGTTTTTACTGTAGGCCCCTGCGGCGGCCCATGCGGCGGCCCCTGCGGCGGCCCGTGCGGCGGCCCGTGCGGCGGCCCCTGCGGCGGCCCATGCGGCGGCCCCTGCGGCGGCCCATGCGGCGGCCCATGCGGCGGCCCCTGCGGCGGCCCATGCGGCGGCCCGTGCGGCGGCCCCTGCGGCGGCCCCTGCGGCGGCCCATGCGTTTGCGGCTTCGGTTTTTGCCTTTTCAAGTGCTGGCATCGCAAGACGCAAGTCTTGCTCGCACGTTAAGGGTGGCAGCGCTTTCAGCGCATTAGCATGGGGCATGAGTGCCGGCGTTAAAGTGAGCCAGGCAGCGGTATGCACGCGTACCAACCAGTCCATCGCCATCCAAGAACGCTTGCGGGAGAGTTCGGGACCCTTGTTCGTGCCAACCAGGCGCACGATGTACTGCTTGAGCTGCTCGCGCTCTTCGTCGCAGTGCATGCCGTCGTTCCACGAGATGCCGAAAGAACGAAGCACCGGATCGACGCATTCCGGCGTGTCGCCAAACGGTTCGTTAGCGAACATGCTCACGACTTCGAGCAGGCAGTGACCATCGTCGGGCGAGCCGTGACCGCCATGATTCAGGGCGATTGCATCGAGCATTTCCAGTGTCAGTTTCATCTCTTCCTCTCCAGTTATTAGAAATTGAGCCAGCGCACCACATACCGCACGTATCCGATTGCTTGTTCCAGCCGATCAGCCAAAGTGTGGGCGTCGTCAGGCGTATCAAAGCCGCCTTCGTCAGCACCGGTTCGGATATCGATTACGTGGTACATGACGGCCTCGCGGTTGTTCGTGGTGCTGCGTTGGAATCAACTATAATTCAACGTATGCATTTTGCCAATGATTTTTGAATAAATATTTGCGTCATGGCAATAGCGGTATTGTCCTTTTCCTCCGCTTGCGGCCTCGGACTATGGAGAACTTGACAATCGATGTGCGGTTGTCGTCGCCATTTCCGAAGTGTGCGACGAGTTCTTCTATAGACAGATCAAGCACTCGGGCTATCTGTTGAGCCTCGCCGAGCCTGACTTCTCGCTTGCCGCTGAGAGTGAGGGACATGCTTGACGGATTCATATGGATCGCGTCCGCCAGTTCCTTCTGAGACATCTTGCGGGTCTTGAGCAATGCGCGGAACCATTTCAGGTCAATGTGTCGCATATTGGATACTCCAGTGGGGTAATGACAACTTGACCACCGAAGTATAGGAAAGATTCCCTTGAGGTGTTCTTGGTGATACGCTAATATCAACGAAACGGAAAGAGGACTGCTATGACCCCCGCTGAGATTGTCATCAAAGAATTCAATGGAATCGCGCCACTCGCTAGAGCTCTGGGTATAAGCTCAGCAACGGTTTGCCGGTGGCGCAGGCCTCGCCCGAAAGATCCGCAAGGAGGGCAAGTGCCGGGCAAGCACCATCGTCGCATCATCGAAATTGCGAAAGATCGCAACTTACCGATTGTCTTAAAAGACCTCTGGTATGGCCGAGAAGAGCAGGAATAGAGCATCATGGCGTGCGCTGAGAAGAACAAGGCCGACATATGGATGCCGATTTATATCGGTAACTATTTGGCGGACACAACTCGCT